CGAACACCGGGATCCGCGCAGACGGAAAGGAGTGACTATGAGCGCGTACGACGAGGCGTTGCTGGCGGAGATAAACGAGGAGGTTGGAAAGCTTTCTGATCACGACAAGGAGCTGGTCGACTCTTGCGCAAGGCAGCTGCGGCACCTGGTTAACGCCTACGGGGTGCCAGGCCTTTTGGCCCTGAGCATGGTCGGCGTAGAAATGTCCATGGAGCCCAGTCCCCGGTGAAGTGCCTGCGGTGCTCCAATCAAGCAACCCCGGGCCGGAGTCGCTGCCCGTACCATTTGAACTACCATTCTCGGTGGATGATTGAGTACCGCAAGAGACTGATAGCAGATAGGCGTTGTCCCAGATGCACGGTGCCGCTCCGGGAAGACGTCGACGAGGGCAACAGGACCTGCGTGAACTGCAGGGAGCTCAGGCACTGAAGGAGGAAGTATGCAGCTATTCACCCGGCAGCTGCCGCCCGAGTGTGACTTATATCAGCTCTCGGACCTTCACGTGGGCTCCCAGCTCACGGACTACGAGCGCATAAACAGGGCGGTGGCTATCATCCACGACAACCCCCGGGCCAAGGCCATGATCGTCGGAGATCTGGCCGAGGCCATTTGCGTCGACGACAAGCGGTTCGACATCGAGACCAGCGACCGCAGGCTGTTTCAGCCGCTCAAGCAGTACAAGCACGTGATCGAGCTGCTGAGACCCATCAAGGACAAGATCCTCTTGATCAACGACGGCAACCACGACATGAAGCTGTCGTACACTGGGAACTTCGTGAGAGACCTGGTCTGCGAGGAGCTCGGAGTACCGTACGGCACCTACAGCTCTAAGCTCTCGGTCACCGACCAGTGGGGCGTGCTGCGGTTCAAGATATTCGTCACCCATGGCTTCGGATTCATACGCTCTGTGGCCGATGACCCGATCCGTAGGGTCAGCAACGAAAAACTCACGCTCAAGCGCAAGCTCGCCGGCAAGGCAGCCGACTGCGTGGTGATGAGCATGGGCCACACCCACAAGCTGATCGTGGCAGAGCCCGAGAAGAGCTTGTACCTGGTGGACGACGGGGAACATGTAAAGCAGCGGTACACCCAGACTAAGCAGTCCGACCCATACATTCCGGACTCTCTGCGCTGGTACGTGAACACCGGCAGCTTCCTCAAGATGTACGCCCTGGGGGCCTCGGGCTACGCCGAGCGGTTCATGCTCGATCCCGTAGAGCTCGGGTTCATCAAGATTCGAGTCGACGGGGATGTGAAGAGCGTGGAGAAGTTTATTCTTTGACCCTTAGAACACGTCCTCGGGCCTGGGCTCCAGGTCTTCTGGATCCAGGTCCATCATCCGGGTGAATACACCGCTCCACTTGCGATAGGGCTCTCCGCAGCGTGAGCACTTCCAGCTCTGGCCGTATCCCGGGGCTCCGTAGTCACCCCGGTAGTCTAAGTCCCCGCCGCACACGCAGAACGGGGACTTGCCGTACTCCTGTTCTTCTTGGATCATTTCTTCTTCTATTTCGTCCAGGCACTTCTCCTTTAGCTCCGCGGCCATGTAGCGAGCGGTCCCGGTCAGCGGCTCTCCGTTCAAGTATCCCTGGAGCAATGCGGCTATGTCTTGCAGCTGTGTCGATGTCATGGCGTTCTCCCTCACTTGATCTCGCAAGTCGCGGTGGTGAAGAACTGCTGTGCGTCTTCATCCCAGCGGCCCGAGAGGATCACGCAGGTCATGTCGTTTTCTTCCATGAACTTCTGGATCCGCTTCAGATTGGACTTGGTGAGGCACACCCACTGCTTCCCTGGGATCGTCTTTCTCGATACCAGGGCTTTCTTTAAGTCTTCTTGATTCTCGTGAGGTTCTTCGGTCTTCAGGCACTTTGAGCAAACATAAGCGCCTATCGAGTTCTTGTAAAAGGTCTTGCCTGGTTTGGCGCAGGTCTCGCAGTAGCAGATTTCCTTGGTCCTGATCTTCATACCGTCCTCCTCTAATCCTTACCTACAAAATAATTATATCAGATTAACCTCTGAAGAAAAACAAAAATTTGAGGTTTACATCAAATTTTTATCTGAGTATAATATGGGGCATAATGCGCGTGGAGGCTCAGCTGTGTCCAAACGATACTTGAACCGCGACTCCCATGAGGCCCTGTCATCGGTGATCCGTTCCGAAAACCGCATGCGGGCCCAAAACATGCTGGTATCGGGGGCAGGGCAGGGAGGAGCGGGGGACAGGGCCGCCAACGCCTCGGTACCGTTCTACTCCACCAACCCGGAGACCTTCACCAACCCCCTGGCCAGATGGCGGGAGTACTGCCTAATGTGGCAGACTTCCTGGGAGGTCAAGAAGATCGTAGGCATCCCAGTCGACGACGCTCTCCGCAAGCCACCGGTCCTCAAGGGCATCTCCACCAAGTCTCAGGAGACACTCACCAAGAAGTTTGATCGTCTTCAGTTAATTCCGGGTACTAAGCGTGCCCTCAAGCTCGAACGCCTCCTCGGTGGTTGCCTCCAGTTCATGGGCCTGGAGGGAGACTCCGAGGAGTGCGTCTCGGAGTACCATCCGGAGGAAGGCAGGAAGCTCTGCTTCTTAAACTCCATTCCGATCAGCCGCATATCCAGGATGACCTGGGACACCAACCCACTTCACGAGGCCTACATGAGGCCCAAGAGCTTCTTCGTAAATAACGTGGAAGTCTCGGTGACCAGATGCCTGGTGTGGGATGGTCAGCCGCTGTTTGACCCCAATGACTTCGCCCTTTCCAACTACCGGGCCAACCTGGCTGGGTTTGGCCCCAGCGTGGTTGGGTCGCTGTTCGACGACGTGATCATGGCCTGCGGCACCAGGCAGGCCGCGTATCAGATGGTTCAGGTAGCTGGGGCCATAGTGGCATTGGTTGACGAGCTGGAAGACATAGCCACTACCCAGCCTGGGCAGAAGAACCTGAGCCGCGTCGAGCGGATGATCAACGAGATTTCCGTCTTCAGGACCACGGTGCTCAACGGCAAGAAGGTGGATGTCAAGTCGTTTGCCTCTTCCTTCGGGGAGGTCCCAGCGCTGCTCATGACTTACCTCCAGGTCCTCTCGGCCGCTTCCGATATCCCCGCGTGTCGGTTTCTGGGACAAGCTCCCGGAGGGTTGTCTACGGACGACCGGTCGGGCCTGGAGAACTACTACAACAATATAGATGCCTTCCAGCATGAACGGATCACACCTCAGCTCCTACGTCTCTGCGACGTGATAGGATACGCCGAGATAGAGGGGTGGAAAGACGAGAGGAACGAGCTAAAAATCGAGTGGCCGCCGCTGTGGAACGAGACCGCCAAAGAGCAGGCCGAGCGGGCTTCCACCACGGTGGACTACGTGCTTAAGCTCCGCGACGCGGGGCTCATGAAGGACTCTACGGCCCAAGAGGAAATCAATTCCAGGGAAATCCTGTCGGTTACGTTAGAGAAAAGCGACCTAGACATTTTGGACGACGTGGACGGGGCCATAAGCCGACACCTCTATGGGGAAGATCCAGAGACCGGTGAGCCCTACCCGGCTGGAAAGGACCTCAGCAAACTTCCCTCCGAGAAAGAAAAAGAAGCTGCTAAGCAGTCAGGGCTGTTGGACAACGGGAAGAGGGTCATTAATTCTTTCGAAGAACAAGATCACCCCAGAAATGCAGACGGGGAATTTATAACCGTATACCACGGATCACATAAGAGAAACGAGGCACAGATTCTCAAAGAAGGGATTAAGCGGCCTGGTATTGGGTATAACCCTGGCACAGTCTCTTTAGCAACAAGACCTGACGCAGCCTTTGGGTATTCTGCAATGAGCTTAGAGGGTGGAGAATCTGGGTTCAATGATGCTGGATCTCTAGGCAAAAAGCGCCCAAATATTACACCTTTGGAAGATCGTCGGGTATTTAAGGTAAAGATCCCAAAATCCTGGCATGAAGCTAACTTAGACCGAATAATGTATCCTGGTAGTCCACTTGAGGAGCACCGTTATAAAGCCGATATCCCTCCAGAGTTTATAACACTATCAAGTAAAGTAGGCAATTCTGTTGCCGAGTTGTCTGCCGATGGGAGGAAGGTGCTTAATAAGAAAAGTGAAGCCTGGGAAAAAGGATACTCAGCTGGGTATAAGGGGGAAGCCAGCTATATTGACTGCCCATATGCTTCTGGCTCTCAGGAAGAAAATGATTGGGTAAAGGGCTTTGAAAAAGGGCACAAAGATGGTGTAAATTCTATCAATAAAGGTTATAGACGAATCGGAAACGCAGTAACCGCTCCCCTGGTGTTGATCGACTTGATCAAGCGATCCGGATACGATCCCGCGGTCTTCGACCTGAAAGAGGTGGAGAAAGGCTACACGGTGGAGCAAGAGCACGCCGACGTGACGCACGGTGACGAGGTGGAGACCATGAAGATAGTGATGGCCCACCTGACCGAGGTCTCTGATTATTACACCAAACTCGAGGAGGTGGAGAAATGAGCAAAGGTTCCCAAGCTTATTTCGAGGGAGTGAAGGCCGCCAAAGACTGCCTCTATTCCCCAAAGTGCGATTACTCCCCAGGGTCTGAAGAGGCCCGGGATTGGTGGCACGGGTACTATTCCCTCAAGGGCATTCCCTGGGAGAACATGTCCGTCGGTCAAAGGGTCACGTACAAGGGCCAACGTTACCACCTGCTTTACTTTGCAGATGAAGATACGGTGGCCATATCCAAAACCTTTGGTGCCGAGCCCATCCTGGTACCTCAGGAGGAGCTCAGCAACGAGGCTTTTGAAAACGGCAGGCAATTGGGCCGGTTTCTCCTTTTCCAGATAAGAAACAAACGGAGGTAGATATGAGCACGGTGATCATGATCCACGCCAAGGTGACCGCGGTGCACATCGTAAACACCAGCGCCACCGCAGTGTATGTCCAGGGGATGTGACATGAAAAAGCCCCTCAAATTAGCAGGCTGGATCATAATGGCTGGGTCATTGTTCTTGGCTCCCTGGGCCATGGGCGCGGTGGGATCGGGGCTGAAGCCCCAGCAGACCCAAGGCGGGGTTCCCAAGGCCACCACTTCGTCCTTTGGAGTGGTCAAGCCGGATGGAAGCACCATAACAGTGTCCGGTGGGGTCATCTCCGCGGCCCACGATTCTAGCACCGTCACCTCCGTGAGCGTGAGCGCTCCGCTGACTTCTACCGGCGGCAAGACCCCGGCCCTGGGGCTGGGCTCGCTGTCCTGGAAAAACATTTCCTCGGCCGCTCGCGCGGGCGGGTTGGTGGGTAACTGATGTTTCCCAATGAGGCAGAGCTTTCTCGGCTTAGGCGGAGAAAGGCTCGGCTAATGCGCGGCGCGCGACCGAGCAAGCGTGAAGAGATGCGCCTTCGCACGGAGATGGGCAAGCTTTGGCACGAGATACTCATCCCAGCTGGGGAGAGGATCAAGCAGCTTGCCAGGCAGGGAGCTTCCCCCCAGGCCGTCGTCGATGAGATCGACCAGGCTTTGTACTACGCTAACATGCGGTACTCCAGGGCATCTAAGGATATCGTGGACAAGTGGCTCCTCGGAGTAGACCGGGAGACCCAGTCGGTCATGTGGAGGGCTATGAAGTCGGCGCTGGGGATAGATCTTTCTGACGTGCTGGCCAGGCCGGATATAGCTGGCCCGCTGTCCCTGGCTGGGCTGAACGCAGCGTCGATGATCCGGACCATCCCCCAGCTGTACCTTTCTGACGTGGCCAAGGCGGTTGCCGATGCTTTCGCGGGCATCCCCCAGCCGGAAGATAGGACCCTGGCCCAGCAGATAGATCACCTCGGCTCGGTTGGCGTAAAGCGCTCAAAGTTGATAGCCAGGGACCAGACCAGCAAGCTTACCGCCGAGCTCCAGAAGCAGCGGATGCTGGCCGTTGGGGTCAGCACCTACTTCTGGAGGACGGTGAGGGACCACCGGGTGGTAGGAGACCCCGTCGGCGCTTACCCGAAGGGCTCCGATAAGCATGGTGATCATTACCACCTGGATGGTAAGCTCTGTCGGTGGGACGATCCTACAATGTTCAGTGAGGATGGTGGTAAAACGTGGAAGAAACGGCCCCAAGCCTGGAGCCACAGGCACCCTGGGGAAGATATTTTGTGTAGATGTTGGGCAGAACCGGTGGTGGATCCGTTCGCAATTTCGGAGAGGATAGCGTTATGAGCAACGTCAGCAGGGAGTTTGAGAATGGCCGGGCAAAGGCCAAAGTCCTTATCCAAAACTTTTTCCACGCTGGGGTTTGGCATTCTGCCGCCGATCCTTCCCCGTTTAAGCCGTCGACACCACACATAGACGGCGGTTCTCAGGAGCCTACCGATTATCGGTATGACGTATTGGATGAGGCCGGGAGGTCGATAGCAAAGATGTCCTTGCCAGATGCCCATGGGCACTTCAACGTTGTGTCTGTTGATCACGCCAAAAAGGTTGTCCGGGTAAAAAGGAGCTGAACCATGATTAAAAAGATGCTGTTGCTTTTTGCGTGCCTGTCGCTGTGCGCGTGGGCCCCGGTCACCTTCACCAACAAATCCTTCACCAAGACGCTTACCTACAGGGTCAAGGGTCTGCAAGCGCTTTACTTTGAGCCTTACACCAGCGGAACCATCTACCTCAATGGTACCGGTACCGGATGGACGTTTGCCACCAAGAAAAATACCGAGGTTGGCATATTCCGCAACGTTAGCACCATTAAGTTTGCAATGGCATCCACCGCCTACCTGCCTAAATTCAGGGCGCAGGAGGGGAGATAAAAAATAGCTCAAAATTTTTGTTTACTTTTTTGTTGAATTGAGTGTATAATAATCGCGTATCTGCTTTTAAAGCGCAAACCTGAGCGGGACGAAGGATTAAAGAAAGGGCAGCAAGAAGCCATCACGGCTTTTCGCTGCCCTTTTCTTTTGATCTTAACCGCAACCAAAAAGGAGCAACGTAAGATGAAAAGAATCCTGATGGCATTGGCCCTCGTCCTCGCCGGAGCTACTATCTCCATGGCCGGCACTTCTGGTGGCTCTGCCCCTGCGGTGGGCAAGGTCAACATTCCGATGACCGTTCCCAAAGCAGCTAAAGCCACCTGCAAGACCCTGGCCGCAGGGTCGGCCTCCACGCAGTACTTCGACGTGTCCTCAACCACGATGATCAACTGGAAGGCGGTGGCGTCTGCCACCGATTCGACCGCCAGGGTTCTCAAGCGGTGCCTGAACACCAACACCACAGGCTCATGCTGGCCGTTCGTAAGCTCCGAAAGCAACCTCCCAATCGACTCTCAGGTATCTCGCATCACCTTCCGTAACTATACCGCAGCCAGCCCCGCCTCTTCTTACATTTGCGTGGATATGAACTGACGGGGGAGAAGGCCATGCCCGAGGGAAGCAAAGTTCACGACGTATACGAGGCTCTCCTTAGAAAGGGGGCTTCGAAAGAGTCTGCAGCCAAGATCGCTCAGTCCCAGACAGGCGAGGCACTGGCCACTGGTAGGCCTGCCAAGCACCAGAACTTTTTCCCTGAACGTCGGGAGCAGTCTAAGGTGAACAAGTCCGAGCGCGAAGCAATAGACCGCCATAAGAAGGGAGAAAGGCACCCCACGTGGGACCTTCAGGAACCGGGATCCATTCTTGGAGCCGAGAAGCATCTGCCCTCCACCAAGAAGCCAGTATCTAATGTAACGTCAGAGAGACAGGGAGAAATTCACGGGATCAAGGGCATCAAGGATAATCCTTTCGGTAAGGGCACTAAGGAGTATGACGACTACGAGAAAGGACATGAGAAGGCTACGGTGACCCAAAACTCTATATTCTTTCAGAACGGCCGGGCGTGCGCTTTGTCCACGATCTACAAAATCGCAAACGGTTCCCACGTATCGTGGACGGTGTGGCGGAAGGGAGCCACAGGTCCCGAGAAACTGGGAGTGATCGACGCCGAGGAAGACGAAGCCAAGGCCCACACCATGGCTGAGCGGGCCTACGGCCCCGGTAAATACGGGCTGGTCCGCAGACTTCGTCCGGAGCTGTAAACATGCCCGAGATACTCAACAAGTTTACCGCAGAGGCCTTCACCCCATCTCAGTACGAAGAGACTGAAGAGGGGTTTCTTCGCGTGAAAGCCAGAGTATTGGCAGAGAGAGTCATGCCCTACCTCCGGAAAGAGATTGACGGAGGAATTCCCCCAGAGCTTGACGGTGTAGAGCCAATCATGGTGCTGGTCACTGCTGGAGAGATGGGAGCGGCCGAGTCGCTGCGTACGCTTGAGGGTGCCGCGGTGGTGGCCCCCGGCCACCAGTGGATAGACACCAACACCAGAAGGGCCTCTAAGGGTAATACGGCGGGTGCGCCACACCTGGACGGGCCTTACCTAACCACCGACTTGCTGCTCACCGAGCCCGACACGATTCAGAAGATAAAGAACCGCGAGATTGGGGAGATAAGTGGTGCTTACTTGGCCGCTTTGGTATTTGAACCGGGTACCCACGATGGCGTGCCTTACCATGCTAAGCAAACGGCCTTACGCTGGAACCACGTGGCCGTCATACCGTACGGTTCCGGCCGCGCCGGGAGCGACGTTCGGATCATAAATCGAAAACCCGAGGGAGGAGAAAAAATGGCCGGAGAAACCGAAAGCAAGCTGACCACGAGGGTACAGCTCAAAAACACCAAGCGGTTCATTAACACCGACGAAGAAGGCTCGATGGCTCTCGAAAAAGAAAACGAAGCCACCGAAGCCGCTCAGTCGGCGGAAGCCCAGAAATCAGGGCAGTCTCTTGAGAGTCTGATGTCTGACCTGGAGCAGAAAACCCAGGAGCTGGCCCAGAAGGAAGCCGAGGTGGAAGAGCTTCGTGGGCAGCTCTCAGTCTTCCAGGAAGAAATCCAGCGGCTCCTGAGCGATGAGGCCGCGGAAGAGTCCACCGAGGCCCACGTGGCCGAGTCTTCAGACGCTGACGAGATCATCGAAAACTGCTGCGCTGGGCTTTCCGAGCCGGACGGCGCCAAGCTCCGAGCGTCTTTCTCCAGGATCGGTAACACCAATATCCACAAGCTTCGGGGACCGGCTCTCCATAAGGCAGTTCTCTCCGCTACGGGCATGCCTATCGAAAACATGACCCCGGCTGAGCTCAAGGGTGCGTTCGCAGCCAGGGCGCACGTCGCCAACGCCACCAAGAAGGTCCGTTCTCAGAAGACCGAGAACAAGAAGGTGGTTTCCGGGCAGCAGCTTTTTGGCAACCAGGCAGAAGCCGAAGCGGCCTTCACCGATCAGCATAAAACTCGGACTGGGGTACTCTGGGGCCGGAAGTCGTAATAGGGTTGGCGGTCTAAGAACCGAACTTATAAAGGAGAGAACGACATGGCAGCAAGAACCTATAGCGCTTTTACCACCGGGTTCAGGGGTACCGCAAACGGGTACACCCAGCTCACGGTAACCGACCAGCCCGGGGCGGGCGTCGCCGGTATGCTTCCGTTCGCCAGCGACAACATGCTGATTGACAGCTACGTCTGCTCCGGGAACGTGCCCGCTGGCTGCGGCGTCAAGCTCATTGACAACGCCGGTGCCACCGAACAGCTCCAGATCCCTGGGAAGCTCGCGGTGCTCCCCGACGCCACCAACCTCACCATCGCCGACTTCGGCGGCGTCGTCGTTTTCGACGAGAACATGCAGTCCAATGCCGACGGACTCCCCGGTTGGTCCGATGGCCGTAGTGCCCGGATACTTCGCCCCGGTAGAGCAGGTGGCCGGATCTACGTCAAGGCTCGGGAAGCCGTCGACAAGGCAACCGCCACGGTCAACTGGGTAACTTCCGCAGGGTCCGACGGTCTCTACGCCGCCGGTGAGTTTGCCCCTGCAGCGTTGGCCGGCAACTCCACCGTGGGGTACTCCGTAGCCATCACCACCGCCAAGGTCATCACCTCCGCCGCTGCCGGTGGGGTGTTCATTATCGAGCTCGGCTAATAACGAGCGAAGGAGAAAGCCATGCCTTACGGATTTACCACAGGCGGGGCGTCCAACGTCACCGCATCCGAGCTCGTCGTCAGCCAGTACGACCAAATCCAGGCTGAGTTTGAAGACGTCCTCTACCCCGAAATCCTTTTCAGATCCGAGTTCGAAGAAGAATCGGTCAAAAAGGACATCAACCCCGGCGCCTTGAACTACGTTCGGCGCATCCGGGACATTAAAGGAACCGGCAACTTCGTGCAGGGTTCCGCAAACAACATTCCCCGGGTTGGTCAGATTATAGGTCAGGTCACAGTGCCTATCCTCGACGGTGCCGTGGGATTCACCCTCATGGACGCAGAAGCGCGCCGGTACCAGTTCGCGTACCAGGGCAGTCTAGCTCAGGACTACGGTCAAGTAATGCGTAAGGCCGTGGACTACCACCTTGAGCGCGCGTGGTTCTTCGGGGACACCGACGTAAACTTCCTCCCCTACCTCGACTACCCGTACGTATCCAAAATCCTCCTCGACAACCCCTGGACCTCCGGCACCCCGGCGGACTGGGTCGCATCCCTCAACGACGCCATGACCCAGATGTGGTCCAACAGCAAGACCGTGTTCCTCCCGGACACCATCGAGCTTCCCCTGACCAAATTCTCCATGCTCACCGAGGCCTTCGTAATCGGGACCGGCCCCACCGGGGTAGCTGTATCCGCCATGAACTACCTCAAGGAGAACAACATCTACACCGCGAACACCGGCAAGCCGCTCAAGATCAAAGCCCTCCGGTATCTCACCGGTGGAGCTATCAACGACGGCGACGGCGACCGCGCGGTCATCAAAGACAGCACTGCCTCCAACTACATGCTTCCCCTCCCGCTCCCGTATCAGCTCTCCCAGCCTGTTCCCATCCCGCTGGGCGTCGAGGGCTTCGCCGAGTACGTCTTCGGCTCCTTCCACATGAAGCAACCTTTGGCCATGATCTATCTCGACGGCCTGTGATTCTCCCTCCCTAAAGGGAGTCTTAATGCCTGAGCCCCCAGGAGTCAAAGATTTTTGGGGGCTTTAAAAAAAAAA